AGTCTGCAGGCCAGGCTAAGAGCCTGCAGCATCCCAAACCGCGCGAGAGTCTACCAGCTTGCAAGCCTCTGCGTTATATCCGAACTTGCAGTGCATATAACATTTCGAGCGCTTTACGCGGGGTCAACCCGTCCAGGTCAAGCTTTGCCAGCTCATCCAGCACCGGATGGGGCAGGCTGGCAAACATATCGCTCTGGTGCGGCGCCGCCGGTTTGCTCGAAGCTTTGGCTGGGCTTGCGACCACGGTTTCGTGGGGCAGGGCCGTGGTTTCCAGGCGGCTGAGGTGCTCGCGGGCGCGGGTGATCACATCGTTCGGCACCCCGGCCAATTGCGCCACGGCCAGGCCGTAACTCTGGCTGGCAGGGCCGGGCAGTACGTGGTGCAGGAACACGATGCGTTCGTTGTGCTCGGTGGCGTTGAGGTGCACGTTGGCCACCAGCGGCTCGCTTTCCGGCAGTACCGTCAGCTCGAAGTAGTGGGTGGCAAACAGCGTATAGGCACGCAGGTGCGCCAGGCGCTCGGCCGCTGCCCAGGCCAGGGACAGCCCGTCGAAGGTGCTGGTGCCGCGACCGACTTCGTCCATCAGTACCAGGCTGCGGTCGGTGGCGTTGTGCAGGATGTTGGCGGTTTCGCTCATTTCCACCATAAAGGTCGAACGGCCGCCGGCCAGGTCATCGCTGGAACCGATCCGCGTGAAAATGCGGTCCACCAGCGACAATTCGCAACTGGCCGCCGGCACAAAGCTGCCGATATGCGCGAGCAAAACGATCAACGCGGTCTGACGCATGTAGGTGGATTTACCGCCCATGTTCGGACCGGTGATCACCAGCATGCGGGTATCGTCGTCCAGCGACAGGTCATTGGCCACGAACGGCGTGGTCAACACCTGCTCCACCACCGGGTGGCGGCCCTGCACGATGCGCATGCACGGCTCGCTGACAAACCGCGGGCAGTTCAAGTCAAGGTTCAGCGCGCGCTCGGCGAGGTTGCTCAGTACATCCAGTTCCGCCAGGGCGGCGGCGGTGTCCTGCAGCGGCGCCAGTTGGCTGATCAGGTCTTCGAGCAAGGCCTCATAGAGCATTTTTTCCCGCGCCAGGGCACGGCTTTTGGCCGACAGCGCCTTGTCTTCGAACTCTTTGAGTTCCGGCGTGATAAAGCGCTCGGCACCTTTAAGGGTCTGGCGGCGCTGGTAATCAATAGGCGCCGACTCGGCCTGCTTGCTCGGCAACTCGATAAAGTAGCCATGCACACGGTTGTAGCCGACTTTCAGGTTGGCCAGGCCGGTGCGGGCTTTTTCGCGGGCTTCGAGGTCGATCAGGAATTGCCCGGCGTTTTCGCTCAGGGCCTGTAGTTCGTCCAGCTCGCTGTCGTAACCGGTCTTGAGTACGCCGCCGTCGCGGATGATCGCGGGCGGGTTGTCGATAATGGCTTTTTCCAGCAACGCCGCCAGTTCCGGGTAAGTGCCGGCGGTTTGCGCAAGCTGCTGCAGGTGCGGCGTGTCCAGTTCGGTCATCGCCACTTGCAGTTGCGGCAGCGCGCTCAAGGCATCGCGCAGACGCGCCAGGTCGCGGGGACGAGCATTGCGCAGGCCGATCCGCGCCAGGATGCGTTCGATATCGCCGATTTCTTTCAGTTGCGGTTGCAGCTTTTCAAAGCGATAGCCGTCGAGCAGGCAGGTAATCGAGGTTTGACGCGCTTGCAGCACCGTCAGATCGCGCAGCGGGCGATTCAGCCAGCGGGTCAGCAAGCGGCTGCCCATGGCGGTCTGGCAGCGGTCGACCACCGACTGCAACGTGTTGTCACGCCCGCCGGCCAGGTTGGTGTCCAGCTCCAGGTTGCGACGGCTCGCGCCATCAAGCACCACAGTGTCGTCCAGGCGCTCATGGCGCAGGCTGCGTAAATGCGGCAGGGCGGTGCGCTGGGTTTCCTTCGCATAGCTGAGCAGGCAACCGGCGGCGCCAATGGCCAGGGTCAGGGTTTCACAGCCGAAGCCTTTAAGGTCCTGCACCGAGAACTGCTGGCACAGACTTTTCAGCGCCGAATCCCGCTCGAAATCCCACGGTGCACGACGCTTGGTCCCACGGCGTTTTTCCGCCGGCAGATCCTTTGGCCAATCATCCGGAATCAACAACTCCACCGGATTGATGCGCTCCAGTTCCGCCAGCAGGTTCTCCCAGCCCTTGATCTCCAGCACGCTGAAATTGCCACTGGTGATATCCAGCACCGACAGCCCGAACAAGCGCTCATCACCCAACACAGCAGCGATCAAGTTATCGCGACGCTCATCCAGCAACGCCTCATCACTCACCGTGCCCGGCGTGATAATGCGCACCACCTGACGTTCCACCGGCCCTTTGCTGGTGGCCGGGTCGCCGATCTGCTCACAGATCACCACCGACTCGCCCAGCTTCACCAGCTTGACCAGGTAGCCTTCCAACGAATGGTAAGGAATCCCACACATTGGAATCGACTGCCCAGCCGACTGCCCACGCGCGGTCAGGGTGATATCCAGCAACTTGGCGGCCTTCTTCGCATCTTCATAGAAGATCTCGTAGAAGTCGCCCATGCGATAGAACATCAACTGATCAGGGTGCTGGTTTTTCAAGCGCCAGTACTGCTGCATCATCGGGGTGTGGGAGGACAGGTCGGAGGTGTTTTTACTCATCAGATAGTTAGCAAATTCGTTAAAAGGAGTGGGGCAAAGATGGGGCACTTGGCCCTGCTAATTTTGCGATGGCGGCAAGGTTAACACGCGAGGTTGGGAGGGCGCAGGTCACAAACGGATAGGTAAAACCTAAAAAGGGCGCAGCGCCTAATGGCCACCACTCTTAAGGACGAGCACCACACTTGTGGCGAGGGAGCTTGCTCGCGCTGGACTGCGCAGCAGTCCCATTTTTGGGGCCGCTTCGCGCCCCAGCGGGAGCAAGCTCCCTCGCCACGGGTTAGTGGTTGATCGCTCTGTCACGTGAGGCATGTATGAATGCTGCATGAAAAATGCATAGAAAATGCGAATCAGCATTTGCCAACCCCGAAATCCCCCATCATTATCCCCGTTATGCAAAAACGCAACGTTTCAACCGTCTTAAGAGAACTGCTGGACCGCGACCGGATCTCCCCCACGGAGCTTCACCGGCGTACCGGCGTGCCTCAATCCACGTTGTCCCGGATCCTCAGCGGCAAGATCGTTGATCCGTCGGACAAGCACATTTCCCGCATCGCCGAGTACTTTCGCGTGAGCACCGACCAACTGCGCGGGCGCGTGGCGGTGGGTGCTTTGCGCGATGACGGGCGTGACCCGATGCATTCGGAACTCAAGGACATAAGCCTGTGGGACGACGACACGCCCGTTAATGACGACGAGGTGTCGATCCCTTTTCTGCGCGAGGTTGAATTGGCTGCTGGATCAGGAAGTTTCGTCATCGAGGAAAGCGAGAAGGCCAGCCTGCGGTTCGGCAAGCGCAGCCTGCGGCATAACGGTGTGCAGTTCGACCAGGCCAAGTGTGTGACGGTGCGCGGCAACAGCATGTTGCCGGTGCTGCGGGATGGCGCGACGGTTGGGGTCAACGCCGGCAAAAGCGCGATTGGCGATATCGTCGATGGCGACTTGTATGCCATCAATCACAACGGTCAGCTGCGAGTTAAACAGCTCTACCGCCTGCCTTCCGGGATTCGCCTGCGCAGTTTCAACCGTGATGAACACCCGGATGAGGACTACAGCTTCCAGGATATCCAGGATGAGCAGATCAGCATCCTTGGTCATGTGTTCTGGTGGGGCATGTACGCCCGTTAACCGCCCTGTGTAAGACAAAGCCCGCAAATGTGCGGGCTTTTTTTCGCCCTTAGAAAATCCCCAAACCCTTGGCCTGCAAGGGCTTAAATGCATAAGTGCATTGAGCGCTTAAAAATAAATGCATTTGTGCATTGACTGTATATGCATACATGCATATTCTCGATCTCAAGCCAGCCAACAAGGTGGTGGAGGCGGCAAGGATGCTGCCAGGAAAGACAAGGAAGGCACGCAATACAGGCAAGGACGCCATCCGAGCGATGGCAGGGACGCCAGGCAACACCGGCAAGGATGCCGACGCTCTTTAGCTTCAACACTTTGCAAGAACAGGCAGCGATGAACCGGCCTCAACGGTTCAGAGGGTTGGCAACTGACCCGGGTGTGCAGCGTAAAGCACCAGAAGCAGTTATCCGGCAGACAGGGATCGTGGTCGGAAAAACATCTTAGGAAAAATCCGTACCGCGCCAGTAGCGCCGAAGGATTGAGGACCGCATTACTGAAAAGCCCGGGCAGCCGGGCTTTTTGGAATGCCTACCTACACATGGATTTACCCAACCAGCCGGCAGGATGCCGGGAATGCTCAGCCAGGAGGCGTGACATGACAAACGAGCAGCAAGTGTTAGCGGAAATGCCTATCTGGCTGGTGATCGTACTGGCCCTGGTCGGCGGTGTATCCGGCGAAATGTGGCGCGCCGACAAGGAGGGCGCCCGCGGTTGGTCGCTGGTTCGGCGCCTGGCCCTGCGGTCTGGAGCATGCATGGTCTGCGGGGTGTCGGCATTGATGCTGTGCTACGCCGCCGGCATGTCGATCTGGACCGCCGGCGCCATTGGCTGCCTCACCGCCATGGCCGGCGCGGATGTGGCCATCGGCCTTTATGAACGTTGGGCGGCCAAGCGCATCGGGGTCAATGAGGCCCCGACCTCGCGCCAGGATCAGCCGTAACCGCTGCAAGGATGCAACTCAATGACACTTATCGAAAAACCTTCCCAACTGCCCGAGGCAATAGGGGCGGCGCTGAAGGGCGCCTTCCCACAATTGCGTGTAGGCAATCACCAGGATTTCAGCGGCGCCGGCGATAAAACCGGCGTACTGATCAGCGTGGAGCGCAACGGCCCCGGCACTCGTTCTTTTGAAGGGCGCAAGGCACATGCCTTGTCGGTATCACTGCGGGTCACAGTCCCCAGTGAGGCTGCGCCCTTTGATGCCTGCGACCTGGCCAGCCAATTGATGGACCTTGCCCTGGATAACCGCTGGGGCCTGCCGCCCGATCAATGCGACCTGCCCACCACCATCGTCGCGGCGCCCTCGCCACTCACCAGCACCGAAACGGACTACGACACCTGGACGGTGTCCTTCACCCAAAACCTCTATATCGGCCCTCTGCTGCTCGAAGATCCTACGGGCATTCCGCTGTTTGCCCGCACCTGGGAAGTCGCAAATATCGACGACCCGGGCCAATATCGCCCGCTGCAGGAGTAGGCCATGTTCGACGCATTGCTACGCATGCAGCTGGGGCCGATTGTCGAGCGCCTGGCAGAAATGGAGGCCCAGCTCGAGGACCTGTATCGACGCGCTGAAAGCTTCTGCCGGATTGGCGTGTGCCAGGAGGTCGATGCCGCCAGCAATACCTGCAAGGTCAGCCACGGTGATTTGCTCAGCCCGGCCATTCGGTTTTTCAACCCCAGCGCCGGTGCACAAACTGAAACGCGCATTCCCTCAGTGGGCGAGCAGTGCCTGTTGCTCAACTACGGCGGTGGGGAAGGCGGAACGCAGTCTGTGGCTTTGTTCGGCCTCAACAGTAGTCTGTTTCCGCCGGTTTCCAGCGAAGCGTCGTTGACCCGACGTCGCCATCAGGACGGCACCCAAAGCGATTACGACGACGCCAGCCACCTCTTCAATTGGGTCAACGGCCCCACCACCGTCAGCGGCTCCCGTGAACAGGTCGACATCAAGGTCGGCGCCGCCAGCCTGACGCTGACCGCCCAGAGCATCACCCTGCAACTCGGCGCCACCGGCCTGCTGCTGGATGCCGCCGGCGTGCATTTGAGCGGGCCGGTGGTGGATCACCATGGCCGCGTGATCAGCAGCGCATAAGGATTTGCCATGCTCGGAATCGATAGAAACACCGGGGCAGCCGTGGATGACTGGCTGCAATTCGTACAGCGCGCCACCCGAGCGCTGACCACCCCCGTGGGCACTCGCCAAAAGCGCCCGTTGTACGGCTCGAGTATCCCGCAATTGCTCGGCCAGAACCTTGGCGACGACCTGCTGATCCTCGCCCAAAGCCACGCTGCACAGGCGTTTTACAACGCGCAGAACGGCATCACCGACTTCCATCCCCAGGTCATCGTCGCCAGCCGCCAGGGCGCAGGTTTGTTGCTGCGGTTTGCCGGCACCTGGAAAAACCGCCAACAATCTTTCGAGGTCTCGACATGAGCATGCTGATCCCCGGCCAGAACCAACTGGCGGAACCGGCGATTATCGCGGTGGATGAGTTTGAGCCGTTGTTGGCCGAATTCAAGGCGTTTGTGGTCGATTACGTCGCCACCCGCGCGCCGCAAAACGCGGTAAAACTCAAGGCCAGCCTCGACAATGAAAGCGAGCTGCTGACCCTGGCCCTGGAAGCCTTTTGCGTGCGTCTGCAAACCCACGAACGCAAATACAATGCGCGCATCAAGCAGATGCTGGCGTGGTGGGCCACCGGCAGCAACCTGGATGCACGCCTGGCGGACATGGGCCTGGAGCGCCAGGTGCTGGACCCCGGCGACCCGGCCGCCTTCCCGCCGGTGCCGCCGGTTCTGGAGAGCGACGATGATGCGCGTCTGCGTTACTACCTCGCGCCCCATGCGCCGGCGGCGGGCTCGCGCATGCAGTATCGCCGCGAAGTGTTCACCCTGGGCGAACGGCCGTCGGTCAAAGTGCAAAGCGCCACTGCGGGCGTGGTCACCGTCAGTTACACCTTCGACCCGGACGGCTACGCGGCCCAGGTCAAGGACGGCAACGGACGGCGCACGGCACCTGGCGAAGTGATGGTGACCGTGTTGTCGAGGGAGGGCGATGGCAGTGCGTCCGCCGATTTGCTTGACGGCGTACGACGACATTTCGCACGGCCCGACGTACGACCGGAAACGGATCTGGTCACCGTCCAAGGCGCGCAAATTCAGCGTTACAAAATTCGCGTGGTGGCCAAGATCAATGCCGGCCCGGACTCCGGCCTGACCCAGGTGGCGGCGCAACAACTGCTGCAAACCTACGCCGACTCCTGCCATCGCCTGGAAGGGCGCGTGGACCCGAGCTGGATCGACTACGCGATCCACAGCGCCGGCGCCGCGCAACTGCAGATCCTCGAACCGTTGGCGCCGATTATCAGCACGGCGTTCCAGGCCCCGTATTGCACAGGCGTCGAGGTGGAGGTGCGCACGCTATGAGTGAACTCAAAAAAAGCCTGTTGCCCGCCAACAGCTCACCGCTGGAAAAGGCCCTGGACCTGGGTTTTGGCCATTTGCTGGACAGGGTCACGCCACCTTTCCCGCAATTGATGAATCCGGATCTGACACCGGCGGCGTTCCTGCCCTACCTGGCGGCGGACCGCGCGGTGAACGAATGGAGCACCACGGCCCCCGAGGCCGAAAAGCGCCTGACCGTCAAACTCGCCTGGCCCACCGCACGCCAGGCCGGCACCCGCCAAGCCTTGGAAAACGCGGCCAAGGGCCTGCAACTGAGCCCCGAAGTGCGTGCCTGGTACGAGCAGAAACCACCGGGCGTGCCCTACAGCTTTGCCGTACGTGCCTGGACCGAATTGCCCTACAGCGAAACCGTCGACGCCCGACTCGACCGCCGCCTGGCCGACGCCAAAAGCGAGCGCGACATCCTCTCGATCTCCTTAGGCCTGAGCGCCTTCGGCCACCACAGCATCGGCGCCGCCACGCTGTGCGGCGAACTGACCACGATCTACCCCAACGTGCTGGCAGGGGTCGAGGCCACGGGCCGCGCCTTTATGGCGGCCGGCTTCTACACCGTCGAAACCACCACCCTTTATCCAC